TTACGTATAATGGTATATGGAGACACCTATCTTTCTTGTGGATTTAGAGTAAGAGCAGAAGTTCCTAGTCCTACTGGTTTGACAAAAACTGGAGGAAAACAAAAAGGAGAAAATTCTGAATTTGTTTCAGGTGAATATCTAGTTTCTCATGCTAGACATACGATATCTAAAACAGATTTAGATTTCAGATATTTTACATCGCTAGAACTTATAAATGCATCTTATGGTAAGAGCGGAGGATTTGATACATGAAACGCTTTGGTGGTGAAGGTACATTTTATTGGTTTTATGCTGAAGTAGTGAATGTCAATGATCCTGATAAATTAGGTCAATGCCAGATACGTATTGATGGATTTCATGATCAATTTTCTGATGAAGAATTACCTTGGGCTATGCCACTATTACCTATAACGAGTGCTAGTTATCAGACTCCTGAATTGGGTGAAGTAGGTACATCTCCTACTGGTATCTTAGTAGGAAGTTTTGCATATGGTTTTTTTGCTGATGGTTCAGCTTCAAAGATTCCAATAATTTTTGGTACTCAACCGGCAATAAAAGAAGGTGATATTAAGAATCACGACGTGCCACAGTTAGCGCGAGAAGTGAATATATGGAAATCAAAACCATTGATGGGTCCAGAACCAGAAACAACATACGGTTCAAAGTATCCATACAATAAAGTTACACGCACTCAAAGTGGTCATACGATAGAAATAGATGATACACCAAATGCAGAACGAATTCATCTATATCATAAGTCTGGCACATATGTAGAAATTAGCGCAGATGGAAGAACTGTGACTAAAGTCGCAGGTGATAACTATACAATATTAGCTAAGAACGATGAAATGTATGTTCAAGGCGATGTAAAGATAACCGTCAAAGGTAATGTAAATATGCAAATTGACGGTAATTTAGACACTAAAATTAATGGCTCATGCAAAATAGAATCTGAAGGTGAAATGACATTAAAGGCATCGAAAATAAATCTTAAAAATGCATATGTAGATGATTCTAGTATAGGTTTATTGACGGAACAGCAATAAATATAAGATTCGAATAAGGATTCAAAGATGGCATCACCTTCATTAGCAAATAGGTTTTCAGCACAAAAATCTAAAGATCAGTTTTTATATTCTGATTTTTTAACTAATTTTAATGCTCATCCAGACTCTAAGCAGTTGATGACGATTAAGAATGAAGCTGCAGTCACGCGTTCTATTCGTAACTTATTATCTACGAATAAATATGAGAGATTATTTCAACCAACTATCGGTTCTAATTTAAATCACTTTTTGTTTGAAGACATCTCTGCATTTACATCTACTGCTATTAAGTCTGCGATAATTCAAACGATAGAAAATTATGAACCAAGAGCAAAAATAATAGATGTTATAGTTAGTCCTTATCCAGACGATAATGGATATGTAGTGACGTTACTTTTTTATATCACTACGATAGCTAATCCAATAACAGTAAACATACCTCTAATTAGAGTAAGATAATGGCTGCAAACACAAGCATAAATTTAGTAAACTTAGATTTTACTTCTCTCAAAGAAAGTCTTAAGACTTATCTTAAGACTCAAAATACCTTCAAAGACTATGATTTTGAAGGAAGTAATATAAACGTATTGCTTGATGTCCTTTCATATAACACATATATGAACACGTTTTATTTGAATATGATCGGCAATGAAATGTTTTTGGATAGTGCGCAGTTAAGAGAAAGCGTTATCTCTCGAGCAAAAGAACTCAATTACACTCCGAGATCTTTTAAGTCAGCCCGTGCAACTGTTACTCTAACTATTCAAACTGATGGTAGTGTAGCTTCTGTTACTATGCCAAAAGGTACTGCATTTAACGCACGTATTGGTTCTAATACGTTTACCTTTTCAACTGATGAAAATAAAGTAATCTCGGGTGCCAATAGTACATTCATATCTGATGAAATTGTAATCTATGAAGGTCAATATGTTAATGATACTTTTACTGTAAATAATTCGGATACATCACAGCGATTCATACTTTCTAATCCAACTATTGACACTGATTCTTTAACAGTAACTGTGCTTGAAGATAATGGTGCAGAAATTTTATCTTATCTAAGAGCAACTTCATTATTTGACAAACAAGCTAATTCTCAGATATTCTTTGTTCAGGGCGCAGAAAACGACAAGTATGAAGTTCTTTTTGGTGATGGCGTACTTGGAAGAAAACCAAAAGACAATTCAATAGTCGTATGTGAATATCGTATTTGTAAAGGCGAACTTCCAAATGGCGCATTTAAATTTACGTCTGATGGCGCTATTCAAACATTTTCAAATGTAGCAGTAACCACTGTATCAGCGGCCGCACAAGGTGCTATTCATGAGTCAATTGAGTCAGTTAAGTTTAATGCTCCAAGATATTTTACTACTCAAGAAAGAGCAATAACTGCTGAAGACTATAGAAATCTTCTTCTTTTAAATTTCCCTGAAATCAATGCTGTATCAGTATATGGAGGCGAAGAAGCTGTTCCTCCAGTATTTGGAAAAGTCTTTATTGCAGTAGATCTTAAGAATGTAGACGGCGTTCCCGATATACGAAAGCAGCAATATTACAATTTTATTAAACCAAGATCTTCGTTGTCTATTGATCCTGTGTTTATCGATCCAGATTTCATGAACGTAGATATATTTTCTACTGTTAGATATAATCTAAACACTACTGCATTAAATAGCGAATCTCTTAAAGAGTTAATTTTAACTGCTATAAGGGGCTTTAATGAAACATACCTTGATGATTTTAACACTACTTTACGTTATAGTAGTTTGGTTAAAACTATAGACGCGACCGATAGAAGTATATTAAGTAATGATACAATAATTAGACCTATACGAGTAGTGCTTCCAGAAACAGGAATAGAAAAAAATTATGACATAGATTTTGCGCAAGAACTTGAAAACGATTTTGCAGATCTTGAGAAAATTTATCCTAGCAACTATATTTCTACAATTGAATCTACTAATTTTGTTGTTCAAAATAAATTAGTAATTTTGAAAGACGATGGAAAAGGTAATATTACGACAATTACTTTAGATGGAACCAATAACGTAGTAGTAAATACTGTTGGCACAGTAGATTATAAAACTGGCAAAGTTCAACTTAAAAGATTGAATATAACAGAATATACTGGAAGTGGTATTAAGATTTTTGCCCGCACAAAACGAAAAGATATATCTTCATTGTTAAGAACGATTTTAACGATTAAAGATGAAGATGTTCGTATTAATATCGTTTCTGAAAGGGAATAATAAGTGAAAGATATCGTCACTTACATCTCTCCCCTTATCGAATCACAGTTTCCTTCTTTTTATAGAGAAGATGGACAAGTTTTCGTAACGTTTGTAAAAGCTTACTATGAATGGTTAGAGCAAGCAAATAATACGCTTTATCATTCCCGTAGGTTATTGGAATATCGTGATGTAGATCAAACAGTAGACAATTTTCTAGTTTATTTCAAAGAAGAAACACTTAAGAATATTCAGTTTGATACAGCTACAAATAAACGACTTTTCATAAAGAATGCATTAGATTTTTATAGATCCAAAGGTACAGAACGTTCAGTAGATCTCTTCTTTAAATTAGTTTATGCACAATCCGCCTCTGTTCGTTATCCCGGCGATGATGTTTTCAAGCTTTCAGATAACACATGGAAGATTCCGATTTACATTGAAGTTACTGAAACTCCATATAATTCAGCGTTCGAAGGGAAACAAATTACTGGCATAGATAGTGGTGCTACTGCATTCGTTGATAATTATTCCGTCAAGAAAAAGATCAATGACCAAACCGATTCTGCTGGCAATAAAGTAAAAATATCAAAAAATATTCATGTATTTTTCTTGAGTAATTTAAAAGGTAACTTTAAGTACGGCGAAAAGGTAATACATACTGGCACGACTGATCCAAGAAACACTCCTGTCATTACTGGTTCATTAAATGAATTAGAAGTCCTTACTGGTGCGTCAGAGTATGTCGTAGGTGATATCGTCACTCTTACTTCAAATACTGGAATGAACGGTAAAGCCATCGTAACTTCTACATATAATACTACTGGTCAAGTAGAGTTTTTATTATTAGAAGGTGGTTGGGGTTATACGATCTCTCCAAAAATTATAATTGCAGAAAAAACATTACAGGTTAATAATGTTATTGTTTCAAATGGATCTTTGATCAATCCTTTTATTCAATTTGAACCGTTTGTTCAGCCTAAAGCTAATATCGATTTTCAAGGAATGTCTGGAACGTTTCAAACAAATAATCTTATTTACAATTATTATGCAAACAATACACTTTCTGGATACGGTCAAATAATTTCAATCAATGTTTCAACTATTGATTCGACAACAGGAAATCTATACGTTTCAGTTATTTCCGGCAATCTACAATCGAATGCTCGATTCTATAATTCCGATAATACGATTTATGCTAATACTGTAACTTATACTGATTTAACTGCTACTGCAAATATTGTTGCATTTACTACAAATAATAGTTTAATACTTTCAGATATACAAAACGGGGTTTTAGTAACAAAAGGCGAACAAGTATATCAGTCTAATTCTACCGTCGAATGGGCAAATGCTACAGTGCAAACTGTATCTAGAGCTGGCTCTAATCTTGTCGTAGAAATTTCAAATACTCAAGGCGCGTTCTTATCTAATCAAAGAATACGTGGCAGAGCTTCTTCTGCTAATGCTCTTCTAAGTTCATATTCTACATATATCGGCATCAATGATAGTTCTACGACTTCTGTTGCTTCTGTTACAATTACTGCAAACGGAGCAAATTATTCGAATGGAGATGTATTAAGTTTTACGTCTACTTCTGGTTATGGCACATATGCAAGAGTAACCACTACTGCTGGTGGTAATATATCTGCTGTTACAATTGTGCGTCCAGGGACAGGTTATTTAACTACACCTAGTGCTACGATCGCAAATAGTGCAAATCAGTATTTTTTCAATGCAAATACTGATGTTTCTAATACTACAGATTTTATCACAATTTCTAGTCATGATTTTGTAAATGCGCAATATGTTGAGTATAAAGTCACTGCTACCAATACCGCATTAAGTGGATTAACAAATAATACAAAATATTATGTAAGAACTGCAAACTCTCTTGGTATAACGGTTTCTACTGCTCCAAAAGGAAATGTAATTAATATCACTGCTGGCGCTACTGAAAATGGTCACTCATTTACTGCTGTAGTATCTGGAGGATATGGCGCATTTTTTACTCCAGTTTTAGGTAGCTCAATAGATTATAATAATGGCCTATTTTTATATGGTACACGATCAAATACTACCGCGTATCTTACAACAGCGGGTCAGGGCAGTTTAGCATCATTCCAAGTTGCAAGTCTTGACGATGAAGAAACTGTTTCTTTGAACTCAGATTTTCTTTACAGTAATAACATTTATGGTGCTGATTATTTAAATATCATTATTAATGGCAGCAGTAATACAGCTCTTTCAGGATCAAATGCATACGGATTTCCAGCTAATCCTGCAGCAAACTTATCATCTGGCACTTTACAAAGTTTATTAGCTATTGATGATTTCACTATTGGTTCTATAAGCTTAATTAGTAAAACTAATCCAGGTGAAGACTACAACTTAGATCCATTGGTTACGATAATAGAACCTGTAGTTTACGGTTATAAGAAACACGATTATATACTCACTACACGAGAAAACACAGCAAGTTTCTTAGAGGGTGAAAATTTATTATTCATTTCACGAAAAGCTTTTGATGGTAAAAATGATATATCTAGCAGTTTTATTAGTATTACAAATAATATTTGGGCTAATGGTACTATTGTAACATACAGTGTGGATAATGGTAATACGGTAATTGGCGGTCTTGCTAACAATTTTAATTATTATGTTGTGCAATCAAATACAAGTGGATTAAAACTATCGACTACTGCAAATGGATCTGCCATCGTACTCACCCCAACAGCAACATCAGAAATTGGTCATTACATTGAAAATGGAAGTTATTCTAAACTCGGGTTAATTAAATCTATTATAGATGATAATAGATTGCAAGTTACACGAACTTCGATGTTTGGTGAGATTCCAGAATACGCCAATTCATATGCAAAAGGTGAAACTTCCGGGTTTATAACAATGATTACTGTAGCAGGTAAAGATAAAACTTTTTCTGGATTAAACGCTGAAGTATCTGCTAATGTTGTTATTGCAAACGGTGCAGTTGGTTCATTGATTGTTCTAGACTCTGGTTATGGATATGAGCGATTTGATATATCTTCTTTTGCACGAGAAAACGATCCTGATGCCACTTTAGGAACAGCAAAAGCAATCGTAGAGCGTCAAGGCAAAGGCGAAGGCTTCTATGAATATACGAAAGGCTTTTTAAGTCAAGATAAATATATACATGATGGTGATTTTTATCAAGATTATTCTTATGAATTAGTGAGTAGAGTGCCTTTTGAAAGATATTCAGAAATGTTGAAAAAGGTTCTTCATGTTGCGGGCACTAAGATGTTCCCAGCAGCAGAAGTAGAAAGTAATATTTCGTTACCAATAACTGCTTCTAGAACAATTGAATTAAGAACGTCATTTAATCCTACATCTAATGTAAACGTGTCAATCGATTTTATTAGTTTGCCAAACGGAAATAACAGCGTTTTATTGTTAGGTAATACAGATACAATTGTTTATGATGTCGATACGGGAAATACAGTAATAACTGGATTAGCAAATGGCACTTCTTATTATGTTGCATATGCCAATTCTACTGGATTTAAATTATCTACTACAGCAAATGGTTCTAACATAGTGAATTTACAAAGTCCATTGCCAAATGAAGTTGGTCATGGCATTACTAATATTCTATAAAAGAGAGTAAGATGGCAAATAATAAGTTAATTACGAGTTATTTTAGACTGCACAACGTAAAGCAGTTCATAGAATCTATTAATGAACCTGCTAATACGATCTATTACGTTTTTGGTGGTAAGCCTACTCAATATAGCTTAGGTGATAATACCATTGATGCTCCTAATAGTAGTGTCCAAAGTTTGAATACTAATGTCTTCGATGAAATGGTATTTGCCAAAAAAATTACTACTTCTGATGTTACTGTAATGGCTAATCGATTTAATTGGACTACTGGTACCGTTTATGACATGTACGATAGTCAAGATGGTGCTCTAGAAGATAAGCAATTTTTTGCTGTATCTCCAGAAGGCGGCACATATTATGTTTATAAGTGCCTCTTTAACAACAATGGCAGTCCAGCAACAAGTCAACCACTCTTTAGTGCGACCGGTGCAGATGATGTCATCTATGAAACCGCTGATGGTTATATTTGGAAGTACATGTATAAAGTAGATGCTACTACTTTCAATAAATTTTCTACTTCTCTTTACATGCCGATTACAGTTGATGCAAATGTTACATCCAACGCTATTTCTGGTGCAATTGATGTAATTAAGATCGAAAAAGGAGGGTTATTTTATAATAACTATCTTTCAGGTTCTTTTACATCTGCTGATGCGCGATTCGGCGGTCTTCCATTAAAATATAGAATAGCTTCAGGTAATGCTTCTGCTACAAATGATTTTTATACAGGCTGCATCATTAAAATTATTACTGGTGTTGGTGTTGGGCAATATAGAAGAATTACAAGTTATACCACTGACGGCGAATATAAATTCATCTTTATCGATACGCCTTTCACTACTACTCCTACATCTTCTACTTTTGAAATAACTCCAGAAGTAGTAGTTTATGGTGATGGAAGACAAACTTCAAATGTTGCAGCTCGAGCATTAATTAATGCTACTTCATCTAATACGATCTATAAAATCGATGTGCTAAATCGCGGTTCTGGCTATTTCATGGCATCAGCTAATGCGTATGCATTTCCAGTCGTCAGAGTTTCTAATACTGTAAATGATGCAAGTCTACGACCAATTATTGGACCAAAAGGCGGGCACGGTCATAATACAGAAGATGAATTATATGCCAATCATCTTGGCATAAGCGTTAAGTTTTCTAATACTGAGAACGGCACTATTTCTACTGATAATGATTTTAGAACGGTAGGTGTTCTTAAGGATCCTAGATTTTATAATGTCAAGTTAAACTATAATGCATTAAATGGATCAGGTTTTACTGATACTGAAGAAGTAGTTCAGTTAGACTTAAAACGTCTTGGTGGTAGTGTTGGAGTTTCTTCTACTAGCAAAAATATTGTAGGCCTTGGAACACTTACAACGATTGGCATTAATTCAGCTGGTAATACTACATTTTCAAATTCTGATATCATTACAATCTCAAATGTAGCAGTAAATGCTATTTGCAATTTAGTGTCAAATTCAACTGGTTATATTGCAAGTATCAGTGTAGTTTCTGCTGGATTTGGATTTAGCGATACAGTATCTCCAGTTATTTCAGTAGCAAATGCTTCTGGCGGCAATGTTAGATTTGTAAATTCAAATATAATCACTGAAACTACTGCTTCAGCAAATGGAAGAGGATATTCGAATAATGATTTTGTAATCGTTTCAAGCACAAGTGCAACGATCAACGCTCAAGCTAATATTACTACCAATTCTATTGGCGGTATTACATCTTTGCTTATAACAAATAGCGGTAAAGGATTTAATCTAAACGAAATTGCAACTATTACTATCACCGCAAATGGAGTTGGTTATGATTCTACTGTCAATAATCAATTGGCTTTCACTGGTGGTGGTGGGACTGGAGCTATTGCAACATTCGTTAATACAGCTACTGGTGCGATTAGTAGTGTAACTTTAGTCAATCCCGGAACTGCATACACATCGACTCCTACTGCTAATGCTATCGGCACATCACCATCTGTGGTCGCAACCTTCTCAGTAAGAATGCAATCAAATGGTCTTTCTTTAATAATTGCTAATAGTTCTGGCGGGTATTCAAATGGTGCTAAAGTGGTTAATGCTACAGTTGTTTCAAACGGTAGTGTTGGATTATATGCAAATACGGATTACATAGTTTTCCCAAGTCCTTCTGCAACGACTGGTAATGCATTTGCAAACGTCTTTACAGCAACAGATGGCAGTATGTCTCTAGCTCTTGTAAATGCTACTGTGACCACACTTGGCAATAATTTTGGATTTACGCTTGACCCAGCTGCAACTCTAACTCCATATGTTGCTAATTCTACTGGTGGTCGTGTAAGATATTTAAATTCTAATATCGTAAGTGCAATTACGGTTTCAAATTCTGCTCCTGTTTATAGAATAGGTACGGTTACGATAACTGCTAATGGTCAGAATTATGATTCTACTAAGATTTTAAGAGTTGATGTCGTAAATGGTGGGGTTGGATATAATTCTATTGCAAATAACATATTGATCTTTACTGGTGGTGCTGGTTCTGGTGCTAATGCAACTTTCGTAAACAACAGTTTAGGTTCTATCATTTCTGTTACGATGGTAGCAAACGGTACAGGTTACACTTCAGTACCAACTATATCTACGAATGCTACTGCAAATGGTATCGGCGCAAATCTTATTCCTGTATTAGCTAATTCAATAACGTTTACCAGCACATCTGGTGGATATGGCGCTATAGCATTTTTCACAAATAACGCATCAGGTAATATCGCATCTATTGTAATTGCTAATAATGGTTTCGGATATACAGGAACTACGACTGCTACTATATCTGACCCCGTAGGGACTGCAGCAACATTTACGGTTGATGCAAATAGTGCAGGAATTTTATTTGCGACAAACGATATTCTTTATGTTACTAATGGTTCTGTGAACGCTGTCGCTAATATCGCGATTAATGCTACATCATTTATGACGTCGCTTGATGTTACAAATAGTGGTAGTGGATTTAATTTATCTACGCTATTCATTTATGCAGCAAATTCAAGTGCCGGAAATACAAGATATTTCAATAATACGGCAATCAGAAATATTTCAGTAGTCAGTGGTGGTTATACTGGGTTCTGTAGTAACAGCGATGTATTGACGATCAGTAATGGCACTATAAATGGAACTGCAAACGTAGTTTCAAATACAGTCGGTGGATTGTCTACCATCAATCTAACGGCAAGTGGTCTTGGATTTGCCAATCATTCTTCATTAGTTATGAAGTTAACTAATGCTACTGGTGGAGAAATTCGTTATCTAAATGATTATATTGTAAACTCACATTCTATAGCAGATGGTGGTTCTGGTTACAATAATACTGACGTAGTTGTTATTACGACCACAGGCGCAATCAATGCTACTGCAAATATTGTAACTTCTACTACAGGTACTATCTCTGCCATTCAGTTTAATAATAGAGGCAAAGGTATTTTCCCATCGTATATTGCTAATGTAAACATTGTTGCTGGTGGTACTGGGTATTCTAATGCAGATACGATCGTATTCTGTGGCGGTGGAGGAACGGGCGCAAATGCAGTACTTCTTACAAATGCGACAGGCGGTATCGTCAGAGCTTATGTAGTCAGTGGTGGCATTAATTATGATTGTGCTCCTACTATTACAGTAGCAAATTCATCTGGCGGAACGGCGAACGGTTCAAGCGCAAATCTTACATCAAGTATTGCGAGACCATCATATCTTAGAATTTATAATGCAAATAATAATCCATCATCAGGCCAATTTGCAGATATATCATTTACTGTTTCTCTTTCTGCAAATGCTTCGGTTGATCTTGGTTATTCACCAACGTTGGTGGCCAATCTTGCAACAGCAGCTAATATACAAACTACACTCGGTGATAGTGCTAATCTATATTTTACTAGCACAATGGCGCCTAACGTTTCAATCAATCTAACGGGTCAGACGACTTCATTTAGCAGTTCATTAGGCGCCGGCGATTATGTTTATTTGCAAACGAGCGATAGTCAAACCGATTTACTGCAAGTCAATAGCGTAACGAACTCTTCACATTTGGTGCTAACATCTTTCCCAGCGTTTACATCAAATGCAGTAGCAATTTCTGCTGCAAATGTTCAAGCTGATGGAAATATATTAGATAAAGCTGCCGGTTATATTCAAGTTACAAATGTAGTTGGATTCTTTACGCAAGCTAATATTGTATATGGATTATCTTCAAAGTCGTCTGGTAATGTTACTGCAATCTCCTTTAATGGAGTTTCTAAGACCGGATCTACCGTAAATCAGTTATTCTATTATGGAATTGCATCTACGACTGGAGTATTCCAAGAAGATGAAGTGGTTTATGCCTCTGGAGCTACTGCACGATTCCATTCAGGTAATAGTTCATCTATATTCGTGACTAATCAGAATGGAATTTTTTATCCCGGAAATACAGTAACAGGTAACACAAGTGGTGCAACTGCTGTATTATCTTCAGGTAGTTCGTATAAATATGAAGGTGATTTCATTAGAGGATCTGGGGATGTTATCTACATCGAAAACATTGAACCCATTTCTCGCTCTAATACCCAGTCAGAAACTATAAAGCTTATAGTGGAGTTTTAGCTAAATGCCTATCAATACAGATTTAAACGTATCTCCTTATTTTGATGATTATAATGAGAAAGACGATTACTATAAGATTCTGTTCAAGCCCGGAGTTGCTGTTCAAGTTCGTGAGCTAAATCAGCTTCAGACTATTCTTCAGAAGCAGATTGAACGCTTCGGTGACAATATCTATAAAAGAGGCACTATCATTGATGGTTGTAATTTCCTTTTTCACAATCCTCTTCCATATGTTAAAATCAATGATCTTGAAACTGATGGCACTCCAATCAATATTTCTGCATTTAAAGGTTATCTAGTTAAGAACTCTGCAAATCTTATTGCACAGATCGTAGAAACATCTACCGGATTTGAAGCTACAGCTCCCGATCTTAATACGCTATTCGTCAAATATCTAAATCATGGTACTTCTGGTAATAGTATAAGTTTTGATGTTAATCAAATTCTTACAGTGTATAATCCAAAATTGGCTATTTCTGACGTAGATATAAACGCTAAATCATCTGGGTTTAGTAATACGGATATACCAATATTTTTAAGCGCCATTACAGTGCAAAATAGCACTGGTGGTCAATCATTTGTTAATGCTACTGGCCAGGCTTGTACGTTTAGTGTTGGTGAAATAATCACTCAAGATTATACTGGTGCAAGAGCTGAAATTCGACAAGTCAATGCAACAGCAAATCTTAGTAGTTTAATTCTCAAGATTAGACCACTAGCATCTGAACTTCGTGTAGGTAATACAGATTCTTGGACATTCTTTAGTGGTTATCAATTTACATCATCCTCTTCAAAGATTACTGCAAACCTTTCTTCTTCGATTGGAACTGGCGCTAAGGGAAGCATCATCACAGATACGAATGGCGGTATTACTACTCTTATTGTTACAGGTGGTGGTAAAGGATACTATGTTGAGCCATATGTAACTGCAAGATATAACATTGCAAATACAAGCCCATCTGCAAATGCTATAATCGATGCCCTTAGTGTTACTGCCAAAAATTATGCAGCAAAAGTAACTGTAAATAGTGCAGCGGCAGCAATAGGTACTGGTTATGGTTTTAGTGTTTCTGACGGTATCATATATCAAAAGGGTTACTTCTCACGAGTAGGTGAGAATTTCGTTGTCGTAGAAAAATATTCTACTTTTACAAATAACGTTGTAGGATTTGATACACAAGAAGAAGTTATAGATTACAAAATAGATCAACGACTTTATGATAATGCTACGGGCACATTTAATATTAATGCTCCCGGTGCAAATCGTCTTAAACTAACACCAACACTTAAAGTCCTTACGAAAGATGAAGCAGAAGCTAATGATACTTTCTTCTCGATTGTTGAATTTAGTGAAGGTAAACCATTCAAGCAAAATAAAGTTACTCAGTTTAATACGATTGGTAAACAGATGGCAAGAAAAACCGCAGAAGAAAGCGGTGACTTCGTTATAGACCAATTCCTTATTAATACTACTGGCCAAGAAGATTTTGCTGATGAAGCTACACATTTTGAAATTTCTATCGATCCCGGTCTAGCTTATATTGATGGTTATAGAGTAGAAACCAATACGAATTATTACAAAGATATTCGTAAAGGCACAAATACTGAAATTATTCCTAATACTACTATTTCAATAAATTATGGAAATTATATTCAAGTTAAAGAATTAGGCGGATTATTTAAATTTTCAATTGGCGCTACAATTTCTTTAAGAGATACGGCCGCAACATATTTGACATCTTCTATTAATGCATCTTCACAATTTACCACACCTGCTCCAGTTGCTGCCAATAAAGAAATTGGTACAGCGCGTATTCGTTCTTTAGTATTAGTAAGTGGTTCTGCTGGT